CTAAGGAACTTGAGAAAAAAGCGCTGGCTGCAATAAGTAAGCATAAACTAATGTTTATGGAGCATATAGTGGCGTTTTTACCTTGTTCTAAGGAGACTTTTTACAATCATAAGCTACACGAATCTGACGCTATAAAAAAGGCAGTAGAGGAAATGAGAGTATCAAAAAAAACTAAGATGCTTAGTAACTGGATAAATTCAGAAACTCCTAGCCTACAGATAGCAGCTATGAAAATGATAGCAGAGGAAAATGAGGCTCATAGACTCAACGGAACTAGACAGGAGATAAAACAAACAGGGGGATTAAAATCTAGGGTTATCGAGTGGATCCCAGCGGATCACAAAGATGAGGCAGAGGTTTAATATACAATTTCAGCAACTTATACAATCAAACGCCAGGCTAAGAGTTCACCAGGGCGGAACTAGATCTGGTAAGACTTATGCTATTTGCCAGTACATTATCTATCTACTTACTGAAACAGAGGAGCCTCTAGTTATTTCAATAGTTAGAAAAACACTACCAGCACTCAAAGGATCAGTACAGAGAGACTTTTTAGAGATAGCAGAAAATGTAGGAATGTTTTTAGATGGCGCTGTGCATAACAAAGTAGAGGGACATTTTATGTACAATGGGCATTTAGTAGAGTTCCTATCTGTAGATGATAGCCAGAAAATCAGAGGGCGTAAAAGAAACATAGCCTTTTTAAATGAGGCGAATGAGCTTAGTATGGAGGATTTTCGCCAGATTAATATGAGAACAACTGACTACATTATCCTAGATTTTAACCCTAGTGATCCTATTCACTGGATCTATGATGAGATAATTCCTAGAGATGATTGCGACACCTGGATAACAACATACCAGGATAATAAATTCCTATCCTCTGACTTAGTTTATGAGATAGAGCGGATGAGAGAGCGTGATCCAGACTATTGGAGAGTATTTGGTGAGGGTCAAAAAGCTGTATTCTCAGCACGCCAGATATTTAGTAACTGGACTTTTAAACCATTGGCGGACTTTCCAGAGTTTGATAGAAATACTGAGGGGGTGGTAGGCTTAGACTTTGGATACACAAATGATCCGACCTCAGCAAATTATATAGTACGCAAAGGAGACACTATCTACATACACGAATTAATCTATAAAACAGGACTCACAAACAGCGACATAGTAGATGAGCTAAAACGCCTAGGATATGATCAGACACTAATTTTCTACGATGCAGCAGAGCCTAAGTCTGGAGAGGAAATGAAACGCCTGGGAATGTATGTAAAGCCAGCTGTAAAGGGTACAGGATCTATAAATGCTGGTATATCACTACTAAAAGAATTTGACATAGTAGTCAGCCAGGAATCTAAAAACATTATCAAGGAGTATCACAATTACTACTGGACTGAGTTAAAAGATGGCACTATCATAAACAAGCCAATGGATCGCTTTAATCACGCTATGGATGCTATCAGATATGGCGTTTATAGTCAATATGCAAAGCGTGCTGATTTCTTTGTAATATAATTACTATTTTTGTATAATTAAAATAAACGTATTGGATGGCTAGTTTCTTAGATAGATTCAAAAACCTTGTTTCTAAAAGCGCACAAAAGACTCATATAGATTTCAACAAAGCGATCTATAATTATTTAGGTGATACTCTGGTATGGAATCCAGAGAATGATGATACCTACATAGACAAAGGCTACAGATACAACGCCACAATCTACTCTATTATAAATCTGATCACCAAGTCAGCTACTAACATCCCATTCCAAATATACGAGATACAAAAATCAAACGACTTAAAAAGATACAAAGCACTTACCTCTGGAGAGTTTAACTCTAATACAGTACTCCAGGCTAAGATGCTACAGAAAAAAGCGCTGGTGGAACTTGAGGACACCGAACTCCACCAACTCCTCGAGCGACCTAATCCAGCGCAATCATACAACTCCTGGATTCAAGAAATTATAGCTTTCGGTAAACTTACTGGAAACAGATACATCTATGGAATCGGACCAGATACTGGTAATGGAGTTGGTAAATTTAGAGAGCTGTACATATTGCCCAGCCAAAAGGTAGAGATTAACTCTGGCGGCATTATGGAGCCAGTTAAAGAGTACACGCTATCCTACAATGGAACTTATAGAATACCAGCTGAGGAGATTTGCCATATAAAAGATCCTAATCTATATTATGATGGAACTGGATCTCACTTGTATGGTATGTCACCGCTAAAGGCTGGACTCAGAGTAATGGATGCTAATAACCAGGCGCTAACTACTGGAGTAAAGTATTTGCAGAATCAAACTGCTAGAGGAATCCTAATGTCAGAGGAGGGCGATCTAAACGAGGTCCAGGCTAAACAGTTAAAGGATAAATTCCGCCAACAATACCAGGGCAGCGATAATGCTGGGGATGTAATCATTACTCCAAAGAAACTCAGCTGGGTGAACTTTGGACTAAACGCCTCTGATCTATCGCTCATAGAGCAGTACAATGGAACTATAAAGGATCTTTGTAATATCTATAATGTACCAGTACAACTGCTAAACAATACCGACAGCACTACCTACAACAATATGAAAGAGGCTAAAAAGGCACTCTATCAAAATGCTGTTATTCCAGAGCTTAATAAAATTAGAGATGAGCTGAACAGATGGCTAGCGCCTCAGTATGGCGATAAAATCTATATTGACTTTGACTACAGCTCTATCCCAGAACTCCAGGAGGAAATGGACAAGGTGGTAGGACAAATGAGTCAAGCCTGGTGGATTACGCCAAACGAAAAGCGTGCTGCTATGTCGTATGGTATGGATGAGGAAAACGAGAATCTAAATGACTACTATGTTCCAGCTAATTTATTACCTATTGGAGGTGAGATTATACCAGAAGCCGAGCCAAAGAGTTTGGACATCGATATAAGCAAACTATTTAAAACTGCTGTAATTAATACAGTCGATACATATACCACCATAGAGGAGGCTCAAGCTAGAGCTATAGAAATGGGAGGCACTGGTTATCACGAACATTTATTTAATGGCGGCACTGTATTTATGCCATTTGCTACTCACGCTGAATATGAGGCGGCTAAAAACAATCGCCTAGATGAGTTCTATGCAGCTCAGAATAGAGAGGCTGGAAACAATGAGATGATAGATTACAACGCTATTGAAACAAAAGAGGAGACTTTTAAAGACTATCCACAGGGCGCTACTAATAACGCTCGCAGAATGTTAGAGTGGCGAGAAAAGTATGGCAGAGATGAGGTAACTGCTGGAACGCCTACAGGATGGACCAGAGCAAACCAATTAGCAAACAGAGAGGCTTTGTCATTATCAACTGTAAAAAGGATAAATAGCTTTCTAGCACGCCACGAGGATAACGCTAAGATTGATCCTAAGTTTAAGGATACGCCCTGGAAAGACAAAGGCTATGTAGCATATAACCTATGGGGTGGAGCTGCTATGGTATCCTGGGCAAAAAGAATCTCAGAAAATGAGGGATAATGCTACTAAAAAAAGCCAAAGAATCCTGGAAAGGTAATTTTGATAAACTGCTAGCTAGTGCGGAGCGCAAAGAGTTTACTAACGCCAAGCGTTACTACCAGGGGGAATACTTAAAAGCTATTGAGGAGTTTCAGAGATCTGGCAAAACCACAGGCTATGATAATCTATTTAGAGTGGCGGACTTTACAGAAATATACCGCCAAACCTATGTAAACATAGGACTCAAGTTTGCCAAGTGGTATGCTAAAAACTTTGACAAAGTAATATCTAAGCAAGTCGATGTATCTGGCTATGATGACATCTGGGCAGAGCGATTCAATACAATTAGCCAGCAAATAGCAGCGGAAAGAGTGGTACTGGTCCAGGGAACTGCCAAAGCTACATTAATCAAAGTATTTAAACAGCTATCCTCAGATCCAGAGTTTATGGCAATGAATGAGCGACAGGCTCAAAAAATATTACGCCAAAAGTTTGGAGGGTATTCTAAAAGCCAGGCAGAGAGATTGATCAGAACTGAGGCAACTAATGCAGCTAATATGGCAACGCTCCAGAGTGCTACTGATATGTTTGGACAGGAGAACTTGCAAAAGGAGTGGATGACTTCTATAGATGGCAGAGAGAGGTCAGCTCATAGAGCAGCTGATGCTCAGATAGTAGATTTTAAAGAAAGGTTTTTAGTAGGTGGCGAACAGTTATTTAATCCTGGTGATCCAGCTGGTAGCGCTAAAAATGTGGTTAACTGTAGATGTTCTACTGCGCCATTTCCCAAAGAGGAGCCAATAACAGAAAGGAATTTAGTAGGTGAATTAACTACTGCTTATATTGTTAGCGAAGCTACAGAAAACGATGATAACGAAAATTAATATATTTGCAATATGAATACAATCATTTATAAATCAACTCAGATAGGCGAGCTAGTAGATGCTGATGCCTCAGCTGGGATAGTTAAAGGATATGGCTCTGTTTTTGGTAATGTCGATAGCGATGGCGATATAATCAACAAGGGAGCATATAAAAAGACAATACAAGAAAACGCCAAAAGAGTAAAGTATCTCTATCAGCACGATATGGATAAGCCTCTAGGCAAAATGGTACACCTTGAGGAGGATGACAAAGGTTTAATATTCGAGGCGCAAATTCCTAAAACACAATTAGGAAAAGATGTCGTAGAATTAATGAAAGCTGGAGTTATTACAGAAAACTCTGTAGGGATCCTACCAATACAAAAAGAAATGGGTCACGATGGCTATAGACACCTCAACGAGGTTAAGCTATTTGAAATCTCAGCTGTTACATTAGCAGCTAATGACCAGGCAATGATTATGGATGTAAAAGGAAATGTAGATCCAGAGAAAATTGCTAAGAGATTCGATAAGATTGCACAATTACTCAGAAAGGGAGAGATCTCTGATGAGCTTGGATTCGCCTTAGAGGCGGAAATACTAAAGCTAAAATCTATTTACGTTAATGTCACTCAGCCGACTGAAATAGAAGTCACTGAGCCGATCGAAGTAAAAGCAGACAATAGCGAAATTTATAACTATTTGTTAAACACTCTAAAAAAATAATAATGGAGGAAAACCTAAAAAATCAACTAGACCAGATCGGTAATATAGTTGATGAGAAAATTGAAAAAGCATTTAACCAGGCGAAAGATAACGCTAAAGGTGAAATGGAATCATCTCTAAAATCAGAGATTGATAACTTGACTACTCAATATGTAGAAAAAAGTGAGGCTCTTAATAAGAGAATGGATGAGATGGAAATGGCTGCAAAGAAAACACTTTCTGGAGCTACTCCTCAATCATTTAAATCAGCTATCGAGGGAGCGCTTAAAGATGGCGCAATCGATGCAATGGTAAAAGGAAACGCAAACGCTGCTCGTTTTGAGGTTAAAGCTGATATGAGTTTAGGCGCTGATGTTACAGGAGTTATTGCTGCTGAAACTATCGTAGATCAAATCAAATACGATCCTAGCCGCTCAGTACATATTCGCTCTTTACTGCCTTTAGGATCAACTGATGCACAGACTATCCGTTTCCCTAAAGAAACTGCATACTCTGATGGAGCTGCTGCTACTGCTGAAGCTGCTGCATTTGGACAGTCTGACTTTGATCTAGCTGCATCTACTGTAAATGTCGAGAAAATCGGTACTTATATGAGAATCACTGGAGAGATGTTAGATGATATTAAGCAATTAACTTCTTACCTTTCTGCTAGAGTACCAGAGAAAGTACTTTCTGTAGAGGATAATGAAATCTTAAATGGAGATGGATCATCGCCAAACTTAGATGGATTATTTACTGATGGAGCTGCTTTTGCTGCTGGCGATTTCGCTTTAGCTATCGAGTCAGCTAATGAGTTTGATGTGCTTACAGTTGCTTTAAACCAACTTGCATTATCTAACTACCAGGCGGATACAATCCTTTTAAACCCAACTGATCTA